GCTTTAAGCGACCTATTTGGTTTGTTTTACATAGGACAAGCTGGTGTTGTAGGTGCTTACATGGGCATGACCGCTTACATGGCGAAAGGTAAGTGATGCTAAAGGTCTATCTTTTGATTTTAGTGCTGGGGTTTGTGGGCGGATCTGCTTACGGAGCGTATTACTACTACAAGGATAGCCAAGATCGCATTCGTATCCTAACAGAGAACACAGCAAAGCTGGAAACAGCAAAACAGCTTCAAGATGACACGATAGATGCAATGATCGAAGATCGTGAGAAGTTTGAAGAGTTAACTAAAGATCTTCAGACCAAGCTTAACGCGGCCAACGCCTATAAAGACGTTTTGATAGGTAAGCTACGTAAGCACGATCTTGCAAAATTGAGCCTCAAGAAGCCCCTTCTGGTAGAAAAGAAGATTAACAATGGAACATCTAAACTGTTTGAGTCGTTGGAGGCTATTTCTGGCGCTCCCGCTCCTGCCGTTGCTAAGTAGCTGCGCTGAGTTTAAGAAGGTACTTCCCGTTGAGATTAAAACGGTAGAAGTTGAGCGAAAGATACCGACTCAAAGTCGTCCTCGTCCTATATCGTTAAACAAGATACATTTCTATGTTGTGACAGAGGACACGTTTGCATCTTTCAAACAGCGTTTTGAGAAAGAGAATGGCGATCTATTGTTTTACGCGATAAGTGTTAGGGACTACGAGACGCTTGCTTTGAACATGGCTGAGATAAAGCGGTTTATTGAGCAACAGAAACAGATTATAGTTTACTACGAAAAAGCCGTCGCGCCGAATCCCGAGAGTGGAAAGAAAGGTAATTAGAATATGGCTGATGAACCCACATCTTTGATAGACGGTGGTATGCCTGCTTCAGGTATGCCTCTCGGCGGCATGTCCGAAGAAGAAATTGAGGTGGAGGAGATTGAAGATCCCACTGAGATGATTGAGGAAGAAGATGGGTCCGTCATAATAAATTTTGAAGATGCCATAGCGAAGGAGCTTCAAGCAGATCCGGACGCTAACCTAGCGGAGATTATGGACGAGCGTGTCTTGATGGACATTGCTTCAGAGCTTGTTGGGTATTACGAGGATGACAAAGGCGGAAGACAAGAGTGGGAAGATGCGTACACAGAAGGTCTTGAGCTTCTAGGCATAAAGTATGAGAACCGCGACGAGCCTTTTCGTGGATCAAGCGGTGTAACCCATCCCTTGATCGCAGAAGCTGTAACCCAGTTTCAAGCGCAAGCGTACAAAGAACTACTACCTTCTTCTGGCCCTGTAAGAACTCAAGTCGTTGGCGCTTCTACTCCAGACGTAGAGATGCAGTCTCAGCGTGTTCAGGAGTTTATGAACTTTCAGATTATGAACGTTATGGACGAGTACGACCCTGAGATGGATCGACTTCTCTTCTATCTGCCGTTGGCCGGCAGTGCGTTTAAGAAAGTGTATTTTGACGACATGCTCGACAGGGCTGTTTCCAAGTTTGTTCCCGCTGACGATCTTCTGGTTCCGTATAACGCAACGGATTTGTCTTCGGCTTCCAGAGTTACACACGTCATCCGGATGAATACGAATGATGTAAGAAAGAACCAAGCAGCAGGTTTCTATAGAGACATAGACATTCTCGCATATGATGATGATGACGAAGTTCGTCAGAAGGAGCGAGAGCTCCAAGGAATAGAACAAGGCGGGGGAGACAATCAGGATTGCACTCTGCTTGAAATCCACACAGACCTAGATCTTCCTGGTTTTGAACACGTAAGTCCTATCGACGGCGAAGAAACGGGTATTAAGCTTCCCTACATTGTTACAGTTGATGAAGGCAGTTCTAAAGTTCTTGCCATTCGTAGAAACTGGAAAGAGGGTGACGAGTACTACAAGAAGATGCAGTATTTCTCTCACTACAAGTTCTTGCCGGGTTTAGGCTTCTACGGATTTGGTCTTCTTCATATGATTGGTGGCCTTGGTCGTTCTGCCACTTCTATTCTAAGGCAGCTGATTGATGCTGGTACACTTGCTAATCTTCCCGCTGGCTTTAAGGCTCGTGGTATTCGCATTCGTGATTCTGATGAGCCTCTGTCTCCTGGCGAGTTTCGTGATATTGATGTTCCCGGCGGCGCTTTGCGCGAGAGTATTATGCCGCTCCCGTACAAGGAACCTAGCCAGACTCTGATGAGTCTTCTTGGATTTATTGTGGATGCAGGTCGTCGCTTTGCGGCGATTGCTGATCTTCAGGTTGGTGACGGTAACCAGCAAGCGGCTGTTGGAACTACAGTGGCTCTTCTTGAGCGTGGTTCCAAGGTCATGTCCGCAATTCACAAGCGGCTTCACTACGCGCAGAAACAAGAGTTTAAAATGTTAGCTCGTGTTTTTGCTGAATCTCTCCCGCCCATGTACCCGTATAATGTGTACGGTGCCGAGGCAACCGTAAAACAGGCAGATTTTGATGAGCGTGTCGATGTTATACCTGTGTCTGATCCAAATATCTACTCCATGTCACAAAGGCTGGCACTCGCACAAACGCAGCTTCAGCTGGCGCAGACTAATCCGCAAATGCATAATCTCCACGAAGCGTATCGCAGAATCTATGAAGCGATAGGCGTGCATAACATTGAGGCGCTGCTACCGACACCTACGCCACCGCAGCCCACTGATCCGGCTATAGAAAACGCAAAATCGATTATTCAAGAGAATTTGCAGGCGTTCCCGACGCAGGATCATGATGCACACATGACGGCGCACATCATATTTATGAAGACGCCAGTTCCGGCGGCGTCTCCGCCAGTGTTTGCTTTATTGCAGGCGCACCTCTGCGAACATATTGCGTTTAAGGCTCGAGGCGTTGCTGATGCAGAAATGAGGGCCATGATGGAGCAGGCTATGCAGACAGGTCAGCAACCTCCTCAGATGGACGTAGAGGCCAAGGTCGCTGAACTTATAGCTCAGTACACCGAAGAAGTTATGGCGGCTCTCATGCCCCCGCCAGAGGGCGAAGTAGACCCCTTAGTTGAGCTCCGGTCTAAGGAACTCGATATCAAGGCGGCAGACTTACAGCGCAAGGCTGCTGAATTCGACCAACGCCTGATGTTTGATATGGCGAAGGAAGAATCTAAGGAAGAGTTGGCCGCAGACAAGATAGACTCACAGGAGGATATCGCCCTGCTAAGAGCCGAGGTTAATCGCGAACGTATCAATCAAGGCGCACCTGGAAGAGGTAACTAGTGACCATATCCAGATCACAAACCCCTAAACAACTTACCGGAAGGAGCAGTAAAATGGCTATGAAAAAGAAGGGCGGCACCCGAAAAATGAAAACTGGTGGCGCGGCTAAACGCAAAGTAGGCGGCGTTGCCAAACGCAGAGGCGGCGGAACTCTGATGAAAAAGAAGGGCTATGCTCGTGGTGGTGTTAAACGTAGGTAATGCCATATCTTCAAAGCAACATTCCGCATTTTCACTGCTGGGTGCGACGAGAATTTACTCATAATCATGAGCAATACCATGGGGAATTTCTCCATGCCATGGCGATAGCCGTAACAACGATTCCAGATCGTTGCCTGAGTTTTCAGCTTATCTTTACAGGCTGCGAGAGTGACGACACAGAAGACGAGAACGTTCACGGGGGCGCGATGTGGGCTAGGATGCCTATTACCGCCCTTGTGGCTGACACACCGCTGGAAAAGTGGCCGGAAAGAATGGTGACGCACCACGCGCAGCCTTGGGACTGTAGTTCTCGAGATCACGATGTCATGCAGTACGATAGGACAAGTTCTAGTCCTTGGATTTGTAAGATTGACGGTGAGTTCTATACAGGTAAATATATGTTTACCGTTGATTACACAGGATCATCTATCGCGGACGATCCTGCCCAGCATAAGCAAAGCCATGTAATTGAGCTTACGGACGCTGGAGATTGGACCGGAAATATTATTGCTTTACCCAATAACCGGGTTAGAGCAACAAGTCCCGCTTTGTGGGAAACAGGTGAAGGAGCTCCTGACTTTAAGCCAAGTCAGTGGACACATAATGCGGAGTCTGATGGAAGTTATATGGATCCGTCTGTGACGTTTAATAACTTATACAGTGGGAAACAGTAATGTTTCACGTTAAACAAAATGGCTAGTAAAAGGGCAAAACCCATACGCCGCACTACAAGCGGAAAAGGGGCCAATTATCGTAAAACCAGCAAGGGTGCTGGAATGACGAAGAAGGGTGTTGCCGCTTATCGTAAAGCCAATCCTGGGTCTAAGCTTAAAACAGCGGTTACTGGAAAGGTCAAAAAGGGCAGTGCAGCGGCAAAACGTCGGAAGAGTTACTGCGCTCGTTCTTTGGGTCAACTCAAACGTAGTTCTGCTAAAACGCGTAACAATCCCAATTCGCGTATTAGGCAAGCTCGTAGAAGGTGGAAATGCTAATGGCTACTAAAGACGCTTGTTATAGAAAAGTTAAGGCACGTTATAGGGTGTTCCCGTCTGCGTATGCGTCAGGAGCAATAGCTAAATGCCGAAAGGTTGGCGCTAAAAATTGGGGTAACAAAACCAAAAGAGCCGTTGGTGGTAGTTATACAGTTAAGACTAACGGGTGCGGGGCTGTGATGCCCAAGCACGGTGGGAATCAAGTCAGGATATTTTGATGGCTGTCCGCAAGACAAAGAAGGGCGCTGCGCTCAAACGTTGGTTTAAAGAAGAGTGGGTCGATGTACGAACAGGTAAACCTTGCGGAAGGAAGAAAGGCGAGAAGAGAGGCACGCCTTATTGCCGGCCCAGCAAGCGTGTTTCAAAGAAGACGCCTAAGACATCCAAAGAGTTAACACCGTCTGAAAAGAAATCTAGGGTAGCTCAGAAGAGAATTTTGGGCCAACCACCCGGCTCACCTCGTAGGGTAAAGCCTGTAAAACGTGCAAACCGTGGTGGTATGATGAAAGTGAGGGTCTTCTAATGGCTAAAAGTAGAATGGTTAACCAGATGTCTGATCAGATGGACATCTCTAAAAAGGAGGCCAGTGGTCTTATGCAAAAAGCGAAGATGATGAATGACATGGACCGGCCCGGCATGGGCGGCTATGAAATGCGTATGGAAGTGGGCGGACTTAGTGAGGGCCAGAAGGCTCTGCGGAAGAAAAACCCAGAGGTCGTCGCTCGAATGGAGGGCGTTTCCGTGGATAAGGTTATGGATATGGCTGACGGCGGAATGGCCCGTGTCAAGGGCGCTCCGCCTGCCCAGGTTAAAGGCCTGACCTATAACAACAACGGCGGAAAGGGGACATTCTGATGCCCGAAGGAGGAGCAACCTATAAGACTCGCGAAGCCGCAGAAAAAGCCGCTGAAGAGAAGGCCGGAACGGTTATTGAAGTTGAAGGTGGTTTTGCCGTGGTTCCAGCTAATCCGGCGCCCATTGAAGATTATTTTGAAAAGCCGAAAGAGCGTGCTATGGGCGGTGCCATGGTCGATGAACTGGGCTACATGCGCGGTGGTATGACCGAAGAGAAGCGCGGCCCGATCAAATACGCAGTTGGCGGAGCAATTAAAGGCAAAAATTTTAAAGGCAGCTTTTAAGAATGGCTGACCCAACGACGTTTGCCTATTCTTTACTGAAGAGTATACAAGGTCGCATAGAATTAACCCAGGACTCAATCCTCCACGGGAGTCCAAAAGACATGGAGTCTTACAAACATCTCGTGGGAGAATTACAGGGATTAGAGTTCGCAGAACGGGAGATCAAGGATCTCCTGCAATCCACGGAGGAAGAATGACCAAAACTTTATACGTTCCAGACCACGTACTAGAGTCCCAGAAAGCCCCGAAAGCCGAATCGTCTGCATACATAGATAAAAGTGAGAAAGTACTCGACCCCTCTCTTGTAAGTAAGAACCTTAAAGAGAGACTGCCGCAGCCCACAGGCTGGCGTCTACTTGTGATGCCTTACATGGGCAAAGCTGCCACCGAAGGTGGTATCCTTATTCCTGATGCAGTTAGAGATCGTGAAGCGTTGGCGACAGTTGTTGCCTACGTTCTAAAGGTAGGTCCTCTGGCTTATCAGGATTCGTCTAAATTTGGTGACGATGAAGATCGCAATTGGTGCAACGAGGGCGATTGGGTGTGTATTGGAAGATACGCAGGATCTAGGTTTAAGATCGATGGTGGCGAAGTCCGAATCATTAACGATGATGAGGTCATTGCCACAATTCTAGAGCCCGACGACATTAAACACGTTTAGAAAGAAGAAATTAACCATGGAGAAAAGCCATGCCTACTGAGTCTGATATTGATGTTGGAGATTCCGAAGAGAATTCGGTTGATGTAAACGTTTCCGAGGGATCCGAGGGGTCTGAGGAAAAACCGGCTGAAGAAGTGAGCGCCCAGCCTGAAGCGGATGACGAATTAGATGAATACAGTTCTGGTGTTAAGAGCCGTATTAACGAGTTAACCAAAAAATATCGTGAAGAGGAGCGTCAGAAGCAAACAGCTATTCAGTTTGCTGAGAACGTTCGCAAAGAGAACGAGTCCCTTAAACAGCGTATGGAATCTTTAGACAAAGGTTACATGGAGCAGTTTGATGGTCGAGTAACTTCCGAGATTGAGTCCGCTAAACGTATTCTTAAAGAAGCCCACGAAACGGGTGATGTTGATGCAATTGTTAACGCTCAAGAATCTTTAGCGGATCTAACGGTTCAAAAGACCAACTCTAGAGTTGCTAGAGAGAAACCCGAAGAGCAGGAAATACCCCAAGCAGAAGCTCCGGCGGCTGCTCCGGCGGCTGCTCCGGCTCCGGCCCCAGACCCAAAAGCAGAGAAATGGGCGCAAGAGAACGATTGGTTTGGTCAAGACGAAGTTATGACATATGGTGCTTTTGGCATTCATCGTCGCATGGTAGAAGATGAGGGGTTTGACCCATCTTCTGATGAATACTACACTGAACTTGATAGTAGACTTAGAAACGAGTTTCCAAACAAGTTTGATTCTAAGGCTAGATCGACCGGGGGAAGAAAAGTTGCGTCGGCTGAATCTTCCGCATCCCGCAAAAAGAGTGGACGGAAAACTGTGCGGTTAACCCCATCTCAGGTAGCTATAGCTAAGAAGCTTAATGTGCCTCTTGATGAATATGCAAAATACGTGAAGTGAGGGAATAGCCATGAATACTGAGAACACATCTCGCCAAAAGTCTACAAGAACGCCGAGAGCCAACCAAACTCGTGCAGGGCAAGCACGCAGGGAACCTTGGAAGCCCCCGTCCATGTTGGACGCACCACCCGCTCCAGAGGGTTACAGACATCGTTGGATACGGGCC